TATGAAGCATTTGTTCTATTGTCTTATCTTGCTCATCAGGATCATATGATTCTGCAGAACTTCTGCCAGAAAAATTAGGAGTGGCAGCATCAGGATCTAAAGTATCAAGAATTGTAGTTTCATTTCTCGACCCATCTTGATCAGGCGTGTATTCGTTCTTTAAATCTTGAACATACTGATCAAAATTAGCTCCTTCAGTTAATAAAGGAGTTTTGGCTAGGTGAGCATTAGAATATTGAGCTTCATAAAAAGGATTGTCATCTGGGCCTGACTCTGTAATTTGGCCTCTGTTTTTAGAAGTAAAATCTTTAGCGTATTTTGTTGAAGAATAGTGTAATCTCTCAGGCTTAATTTGCTCAGGGACATCATCTTCATAATCAAACTTTTGCTTATCTTTATATTTTCTACGTTTTGATAAAGATTGCTCCATAGAAACATAAGAATCTTTATTGTCTGTTTCTTTGGATTTATGCATGTTATTTGCTGCATTTTCAAGCATAGATTTATGATCTCTCAATCTTGCTCTTAGCTTTAATCTTTCTCTTTCCACTGGGTCTAAAATATCAATGTTCCCAAGAATGTCATCTTCTTTTGAAGTGTGGAAAGGAACTAGTCTTGCTTCAAAGTTTCTTGTTTCATCAGGGTCAGGCGGATTATGTGATCTTGCCAAAACAGATTCAAATGATTGATCTGTCATAAACTGATTGAAATCACCATAAGTGCTACCGCCAGGATTCCCACCAGGAGCCCATGCACCTGAACCTGCTCCACCAACGCCACCAAATCCAGCAGCTGTTTTGATATTCTTTTTTGAAGACATTATGCGAAACCTCAAAGACGGATAATTATTTTATTCTTCCACCCAAGTTGATCGTCCTTGACCTTGGTAGAACTTCTGCAATTTTAGAAAAATAGGCTTCATAAGCTACAGCAGCAACAGCATCACAAATATCATCCTTGTATCCTTTTAAAGATTCGATAATAAATCTATTGCCTTTCCATTTCTTTTGCAAGAATAAGAATTGTATTTTTGCTTCTTTAATTTCTTCTAGTGGCAATTTATTGCCTCTTAAATCAGTGTATTCTCCACCAGATAAATCGTAGATATCAATTCTGTCTTCTCTCAATAAAGTTGCAAGTTCAGTGTAAATAGATTCTTTGTAGTTTTTATTAAATGTTTTTTCTATAATTGGCACTCTCATATTTCTCAATTTAATAACTGATGATTGTGAGTTCCATTGGTCTATACTTACTTGTTTAAATCTGAACTTTGCATGTAGAGATAAAACATAATCTTCTACATCTTTTTCTGAGACTGGTTGATTTTTAGTTTTAGGATTCCAAAAGTGAATGTGATCAATTACAACCCTTCTTAACGGCTTGCTGTCTTTGCCGTAATGTCCATACATAGTCTCACAATGTGCTACAGCTAAAGCATAGTAGTCAGATGTTCTTGCAGGATCAATATGGCAATAGTATTCAAACATTCCTGTTCCCATTTCTAATCTTTTAATCATTGACATACTTGAGAAGAATCTATTTATGTCATCTTCTGTAAACATAGGGTCAGAAGATGAAGCTCCAAACTCAGCACCATATTGCATTTGATATTCTGTAGGATTCTTCTTCTTTTCAGAATCTAAGAAGTCTCTATCAATATTTGGATTTACAAGCCATGTAGGTCCACGCATTACAAGAGTTGAAGGATCATCAAGTCTGTTTTCATGTAAATCATAAAGCAACCCAATTGGTCCTTTGGGGTTGGAGAGCATCATCATTTTTCCATCACGCCCAAAAGTTGCAAGAGAAGGCTTTAGGTCATTATATAAATCATAGTCAAGACCAGAATCAGGATTATCGCCAGCCATAGCAGCGATTTCGTCCATGATCACACTCCAACATGTAAGACCAACGAGACCGGATGCACTACTAGAACCGCATTTCAGAACTAATGAACCAGAAAATAAGTTCAGACCTGCAGTTTCTCTTCTTTCATTTTCCTTACGGTCATTTTCAGTAAAGAAGCGCATTTCAAGTTCTGTGTCTTTACCAATATAAGGTTGGAAGTATGGAGAAGCTAATACAGTTTGTTTTAATTTTGCGAAGATAGCATTCTTTGCCTGTTCCTCGTTTTTAGCTACGTTTAATAGGTAAATTGCATCAAACTCCATCAATCCATATCTAGCTTGAGGGTGACCCATAGAAATGAGCCTATATAGCTCATAAAGTCCAATAGCAGAAACTAGGAATGACTTACCAGATCTTCTTCCTAGAACTAAAACTAATTCTTGAAACTTAAACCTATTTTCACACTTATTAATAATTTGCATTCTAAGCTTTGGATCAAACTCTTCAGAATACAACAAATCTTTTTCTGTTTGGAAATTGTCTGTAATAGGTCTTTCTTCTAAGAGTTCAATTGTTTTAAGCGCATCGGGGTTAGTAGCATTATCTTTTTCATGCGTGTATCTCTGTACTGCAATATCTTTATCCATTCTATTACAGGTTAGACAGGGTGAATTGATAACGGTAAATGATGCTTTAAATGGTCTGTTTTCTTTGTGCATTTGAACAGACTTTTCTTCATTCTTTCTTACAAAATCCCAGACGCATCCATTACATCCAACTCTTTCTTCTTCAGGTATATCTTGAATTATAAGTTCTGTGTTGCCTTCTTGTCCCATATAGAAGCACTTTAAAATAAGCCTCTGCAATGGGTATGGTTTCAAATTACAAAAATATGGATGTTCAATAAAGGTAACAATATCTACAATTTGATCAGGGTTAAATCTTGTCTTCTCTGGCTTTTGAGGTGGTGCAACTTCAGATCTTACACTCGGAGTAAGCTCATCCAAAAACTCTTCAGCATATTCAGAGTCTTTAAACTTTTCTGATGCTTGATTTGCTTGTTGAATTAATTGCTGTCTAATTTCAGCTTGTGTCAGTGAGGCTTTAGATGCGTTTTTTCTCATTAGTTTTCTTGCTTTAGTTTTTCTCTAAGCTTTTTCAATTCGTCTCTGATTATTCTTTTGTCAAGTTCACTTTCAAATCTGTCATGTAGTTCAGCTAAAATCTCAAAGATGTTAATTGAAAAAACTCCCTGATTGTCTCTTTTCTCTTTGATATCTAAAATCTTGCTAATAAGTTTTTCAACCATAGCAGCTCTTTTAAGTTTAAGATCATTATTTTTGCTACAATCAATTCCTCTAACATCATCAAGTTCAACCATTAATGCGGTTAGGGCTAATTGATTTTCTCTAAAAATCCAAGGAGCAATTAATTCTTCTTGATGTTCGTAGCTCTTGAGGCCTGAAGTCATTAGTTTCTTAAAATCACAATGTTGATCCATGTGAGTAGAAACTTGAGTCCAGTTTAGTCTTGCATTAAAGTGTCTTTCAAAAAACTTAATTACGGACTGAGGCTTTTTACCACTTTCAAGATATACGTGTTCTGCAAGGTTACGAAGGTGAGAACTACATATAGCACATCTTACCTCTATAAATTGAGGATAAGTGACATCTCCCATGTGGTCAGGAGGAAGAGGAATTATAGGCTCGTCTCCTTCTTTGATATCTTTGAAATATATGAATGATTGTTCAGGGAGATTATCAGAAGCTTGCACTAGTGAATTGACGATGTTGTCTTTAGAGTTTGCCATATTAATTATTTTTTACAGATAAAAGAAAACCCGTCGAAATCGACGGGTTTAAAATAGTTAAATAATAATTAAAAGTCTAATGCTCTTTTCAATCTTTGATAAGGGGAAACAGTGTCAGCAGCAGATACAATAAACTCATCTGCGATTCCAAATGTTTCATAATTACCCTTGGTATACTTTTCTGAAGAAGATGTACCAGCAGATAAATTAACTGTTGCTTCGCCTCTTCTCATGGCAACTTTAAAAACTTTATTTGTTTTATCAGAAGCTGTAATAACTGGTCTTTCGTTTTGAGCAACTAATACTGAGTTTAAAAGAGCTTCTTCAACCCATGGCTTTAATTCAGTGTGAAGATTGTGTTTGCCATTAGCAGATGCCTTAGCTAATTCTGCCAATCTTACCCATGAATCAAAAGACTTTTCGTCAGTTTTGACAATTGCATATGGACCTGAACAAAGTCTTTTAGCAAACTCTTTAGCACTTAATTTTATTAGACTTCTTTCTATAATTGGAGCACAATCGGCGTACTTGGTAGGAACAACAGAAACTTCGATTGTATTATTCTCAGCAACTTTTTCATTTGTATCAAATACTTTAGATGCAACTCTTCTAGCTAAATCGATATCAAAGTTCTCTACTGCTAAAAGTTCAACAACATCGTTCTTGCTTAAACCTTTATCTTTGAGATTTGAGGCCATTCTTTTAGCTACAAGGTAAGCACCATCTGCGTGTTGCTTTAATTCATTGCGCCAATTGTAAATAAAGTCATCATTATTTTTTTCGGACACTTTAACACTCCCCTTAAAATAAATTTGCAAATCTATGTAAAAAAAATAAACCCCTTGAGAAATCTAGGGGTTTAAGTTGATTAACATACCTATATAGTACAAAAAATCTTACTAAAATATTCCATCGGTTTTGTAAGTTTCGCCCAATATGCTTCTTAGTTTATCTAAAGCTCTGTCTAGACGTTTAGAAAAGGCTGCTTGCTGTATTCCAAGTTTGAAAGCTGCCTCTTCTTGTGTTAGTTCCTGAAAGAAATATAATTCAACCGCTTCTCTCTGTTTTTCATTAAGTTGGCTCATAGCTTCGTCAATTACAATTTCATTATTTATTCTATTAAATGGATCAAAATATGTATGTATTACAGGGTATTCATGTATTTCTAATCTCGTGTCAAATGTACTTTTGAAATGAGAAGCTAAAGCATGATCAATTCTTGTAGATAAATAATATGAAAAATAGCTAAGAGATGGGTCGTAATTTTTACTTAACTTTTGAAGTGCAAATATTGACTCATGAGCCAGATCTTCCCTGAAGGTTACTAAGCTTTTGTCTTTATTAACACATCTTGAAATGGAAGAAAATATTAAAGGCTTGTAAAAATTGTAAAGCTCAATCAAAGCAGAACTGTCATCTTCTTTAATTTTCTTGACCAATTCATTTATGTATATATAATGTTCGTCAATCATCATTATAGTTATACGTCATCACCTTATATAATCTCTTGTGTGATAAACATAAAGAATAGTATGGAAAGACAATATCTGTACTCAAATTGTTCCTTAAATCAATTACTGCATTCAAAGTTGACTGAATCTGATTAGATACATCTTTAGATGACATTCTAGTTTGATTATAAGCTATTTGTAATCTTATAGGATTCACTTGTTTCAAAGGTATGTCTTGTTCGATTTCTTTAAAATCAATGTCAAGAAACTTTTTCAAATAAGGTTCTAAGCTCAAATCTTTCAACATATGTTCGTTTTTAGTTTTAAGTTCTTTGTACTCAGCAATTTTAAGATAGAAAAATAATTGAGAAAGGTATATCATCAAGATCATTTGATGACCATGTGACTCATTCAATCCTTTCAATCCAGAGAGTATTTCATTTGCTTCACCAGACATACAAAGATTGAAGAAGTCAAATATGTTCTTATTATGGTTTTCAAAATCAAATTGATGAACATGATCTAATGTGATTTCTTCTAAGTCAAGACACGCAAGCTTAGTTAGTTCGTTTATAAGCAAAGGCAAATCATAGACAATTACTTCTTTTTTAGTTGCGCCAGATTTGATTTTTACTATAGATGAAGGCGAATTATGTTCAAGATAATTCATTGCTTCACCACTTATTTTTATATTGTTAGAAGAAAGCCAGTCATTTAAAAATCTATTAAATGGGCTAGTGTTTGAATATTCTATAGCCCCATAATGAAATATTCTTCCAGCAGATTTGGCTTTAGAAGCTATTGCAGATCTTCCATCTAAACTATCGTTGCAGCAATAAATCTGGACATAATCAACATTTATTTTTGAATTAATAATTGATTCATAGATTGCTTTTAATTGTGCTGCATTTGGATTGTATATCTTGACACATCTTTTAGAATCAAAGATATTAATTGATTGTAATGAGTTTATAATCTTTGAAACAGATGTATTAGTATCCAAGCGTTCAACAATTGTTTCAGAAAAGTTAAAAATACGGGAGATATACTCATCTCCCGTATAGATGTAAACTTTCTTCCAATTATCTTCAATGTGTGGATTAGTCTTCTTCATTCTCTTCTTTGGAAACGATCGGCATTAGTAGGTGATTAAAGTTACCACACATCAAACACAACGACAACTTTTCTTCGTCAATTTGCTTTATCTTGAATGTAAGTTCATCATCTTCGACTTTACTAATACAGTCCATCAAATCTTTATGTAACACTTGAACTTCACCATTGTTTTCAGATGATATACAGTCAATTTTGTTTTGAGTAGATCCACGTTCTTTATCAGACCCAGTGAAAATAAGTTTAGAATCTTTAAGTTCAATATTGATGAAAGAGTTTTTTGCAACAAGACCAGCAAGCTTTAGGGCTTTCATCATTTCAGATTTACTTACTGAAAAAGTTGCAGTGTCATCTTTCCTAAAAAACTTATTAAGGTCAGGGTAGCTTTTCTTATCAATTTGAACTAAAGACAAGATAAGGGTTGTATCTTCCCATGAAAGTTTTAAATGTCTATGACCAACTTGAAATGTTACTGTAGAATCTTGCAACAAGTTGATCAAGATTTCTGCAGTTTCTTTAGGTACAAAAAAAGATTCAAACTCAGGGCAATTATCTCCAATCTTAACTCTAAACCTTGACATTCTTCTATCATCAAAAGAATATGCAGTTAGATATGCAGAATCAAAGTTAAGATAAACTGCATTGATCATACTTTCTTTTGAGGTTGAAAATGCAGTGTAATTCAAAGCATGCCAAAGAGAATTACCAGGAACTTCAAACGAAACAGGCTTGGGTATGAAATTGAATGGTACAAAATCAGAACCATCATTTGCAAGAACTACACATTTAGTTTGCTTGTCACCTAAATGCACAACAAAGTTATCGGCAGAGTAAACAATATTTAATTTATCTGCTGTGTAGATATTTGTAAAGTCAGAGGTCAAGTTAGCTTCACATGAAAATGATTCAAAGTCTTCTTCAACAACAATATTAGTGTTAATAATTTGCTGACAATAATCATTGATTGTTTGAAGAAATAATTTACTATCTTGAGAAAAAAAGTTAAACTCTGAATCTGCTGTACCTTTTAAAGCAGCATTACAAGTAAGTTTTGCTTTTTTGAATATTTTGTTAGCTAGTACTGTGTCTAATGTAATTTTCAATGTAATTGTCCTTGGAATTGAACCCATGTACCAGGAAGAACATTTTCAATTTCTTTACGGATATTATTTATAAATGTATCTTCATTTGCACAAGAAGTCAACAGATTATCCTTGTAATAATTCCAAGCACTATCAACTTGCCGAAGAACATCCATTTTGTTGATGATTAGCTTTGTAACACCATTCATCTGACAAGCTGTAATTACTTCGTCAATATTGAGCCAATCTATTTGTCTTGGCCTTCCTGTAGTGGCTCCGTACTCTTGACCAATCTCACGCAACTTTTCAAATCGTTCATCATCTTTTTGGTATCCTTTAGCTCCAACATAGGTAGAATAACACTTGATAACCCCGACAACATTCCATACTTGCCGATAATTGAAACCATTATTTAATACTGCTCCTACTCCAGTGTTTGATGAAGTGACATAAGGATAATCACCAAAATCGATGTCAAGCCAATATCCTTGAGCACCTTCAGCTAAAAATTTCTTTGGTGATGAGTGAATAAGACCATACATATCAATGAGAAATGGTGCTAATTCTGGAACATCTTTGGCACGAAGACCTGTGCGACCCACTTTGTCTTTATAACAAGGGCCATTTCCAGTACGAGTTGTTCCAATCTTTG